GGCCATCATGTCGATGTCCTCCCATGTCACATCGTACAGAACGTGCCCATTGATCTTCATGCAGTCGTCATTCCAGCTTGTCAGTCGTTCCATCCTTATCCTCCTTAATCGGCGTGAGCCTCCATTTCAGCCATCCGTGCTGCGTGTCCCGCTGGCAGCTCAGATAATACTTCTTCGACAGCTCATAGAGCTTATGGATGCAGTAGGAGTCATTCTTCTGGCAGTAATCGCCGTCCTCCGCATGTTCGGGATCAAAATGTTCACAGTCCGGGCAGACGAAGGTGCGGCACACGTCGGCGCAAGCATCCAGAAAGTCATCCGATGTCATGCCTTCATCGGGGTCAACGTAGTCCCATAAAAACGTGGAAACTGCGTCGCACTCCATGTGCGTCTTCCAGTTGTACACTTCACCGTTGAATTTGTAGGTATCATACCCGTATTGTTCACCCGTTTTGATCTCCGCTCCGCACAGAGAGCATGTGTGCGGCTTCCGGGCCGTCCGTATTTCGGACCTCAAAAGTTCAGGCATCATGATTGTCCTCCTTCGGCGGTTCCGGAAGCGGCATCCAGTGGGTAATCAAGTTCTGCGGTACGTCCCAGTTATCGCACGTCCATCCGTCGCTCGGGAAGTATCTGGCCATATCTACAATCGAGCCGCCCACATCCCGAAAAGCAACGAGATATTTTTTGAGACGGTCTATTGGCAGTCTTTCCTTCACACTGATCCACTTCGGTAATTTCTCCCGCAGCTCGGCAATCTCCTTCTGGTCGGCGGCGTGACGCAGAAGAAGATCGGTACATGCTGGTTCGTACAGAGATGCAAACATGCACCAGGCACATCCGCTATTGCCAGTTGGCAAATCCGAACAGCTTCGTAGTGACTTGATAAGTTTGTCAGGTGTCAGGTTCATGTTTTCTGCTCCTTTCCAGTTTCCGGGCCGCGCAGAGGCGAACCATCGCGCAGCTGTAAACCGCCTGTGTGCTGTTGTGCCGATACGGGCACAGAAGGTTATAACATTCCGTCCCAGGAGATGGCGGCGGGAGTGTCTGCCGCTTCTTTTTTGCCATCATGCCTCCTTTTCGACCAGCGCCGCCATCTTGGCCAGCGCGTCCCGGCTGAACCGGGCCAGCTTCGCGGCCTTCTCCGCGTCGCGAGTCTTGACCTTCTGCATCAGGCCGCAGGCACGGTTGAAGTTTTCCTGCACCGCCTGAAAGAAGCTCTGAAAGACGGCAATGTCCGCGTCCGACTGGATCGCCCCTGCCTTCTGAAGCTTCTCGGCGTTTGCCTTTGCGGCTTCAAGTTCGGACTGAAGCGTCTCGACGCGGTGCTTCAGCTCATCGGCGCGGCCCGTGCTGTTTTTCAGATCATCCATAGCCTTTGCAGCCTCGGCCTGAAGCTCTGACTGCTTCTTCTCGGCCTCCCTGCGGCGCTTTTCCAGCGCAGCGACGTCGGCCTTGTGCTTTTTCTCCGCCTCGGCCAGCGCATCCGCAACAGCCTTTTCGATCTCCGCCGGGTCTGCCGCCTGCACGGCGACCTCTACCGGTCGGTTTTCCAGTTCCGTGATCTTCGCGGCCTGCGCGTCGGTGCGCTCCCGAAGTGCTGCCGTCTTTTCCTTCTCCGCATCGAGGGCGGAGGTGATGTCGGCCAGCTTCAGCGCCGCGCCCTCGCTGGCCGCGCGCTCGGCCTCCAGCTGCTTCCGCGCCTCGTCGCGCTCCCGAATGGCCTGTTCCAACTCGCGGGCGGAAAGATTCTCCGCATCGACCGCCTCGGCGAACTCTTCGCGCTCTTCGGCGGGCACCGCGAGCAGCTGTAAAGCGTTCGATACGCTCAAATTTCCCAACGTTGGGAAATTTGAATTGTTGCCGTATTCCTTGGCAATCTGCATAAATCTCGCAGCGGAAGATTTTGAAAACTCCGTTTCGTTTTTCAGAAAATCGAGCCATCCGCCGTGGCCAACCATAGCCTTTGCCTCGGCCAGCCGCTTGCCGATCTCCACGCCGAACCAGACCGTCATGCACTTGGCCTGATGGGACAGATAGCGGATCTCGCTGCCGATCGTCTTCGCCGTCCGCGGCCCGGTTTCCGGCAGCGTCATATCTTTCGGTGCAGGTGCGGCGTCCTGCAAAATGCGGCTTACATCAAACGGCACGGTCAACGCCTCCTCTCAGCATATCGTCCATTGTGACGGGCGGCTCCAAATACTCCTGCACAAAGCTGCGGTAATCATAGCCGGCGGCGCTGCGCGGGGAATAGATGGCGATGGGCTTGCGCTCGAAGGTCATTTCGTCGACCTTGTCGGTGCGGCGAATGACCGTCTGGAATACCGGCAGCAGGCCGCAGTCGCGGAGACTGCCCTCGGCCTCCAGCACGACCGGCACATTGCGCCACATCGTGATGAGCGCCCCGGCAACGCGGATCTTTGGGTTGATGCGCTGCATATTGTCGATCTGGCGGCTGACATTGGCCAGCCCTCGGATGGAAAAGGCGTCGAGCTTGATCGGGATGATGACCTCATCCGCAGCCAGCAGCGCCGCGGCGCTCGCTGCATTAAAGGCCGGCGGGCAGTCGAACAGGACGTAGTCGTACTCGTCATCCTCACCGATCGTGCAGCATAGATCCGCAAGGACACGGCCGTTGACGTGTTGGCTGGTGATTTGGGACATATCCATGTCCATCAGCTCATCGGAGCCGGGGATCACGTCGACGCCGGGATAATCCGTGCCGGCGACCAGCTCCGAGACGTACGGCTCGAAGTCACCGCGCAGAATGTCGGCCAGCGTGACCGTTCCCATGCCGGGCCGCACACCGAAGAACTCCGTCGCGTTGCACTGGCTGTCGCAGTCAACCAGGAGCACACGCTGTTTGTGATCGGCGGCCAGGATGTGGGCCATGTTGACGGCAGTGACGGTCTTTCCGACACCGCCTTTCAAATTTAGAATTGCGATTGCTTTCATGTGTTATCTTCCTTTCGTTCAAACGGGAAATCATCCGGGAGTGGTTCGCTTTTTGGAAGTTCCCGGAATTCCTGCATTTTCGTCTGTTGCTGCACTTCCTCGCGGCGCTGCTTGCGCTCGTTCGGCTTGTCGCTGAACGTCTGCATCTCACCGTCAAAGTGGAGCTTGAAAGAGCCGCCGGCCGCGCCGGTCTTGATCTTGCCGAAGGTGATGATGCGGTCGGCGTCCTTTGCCTTTTGATCCTCGCGGAACATCAGCAGAACGGCGTCCGCATCCTGCTCAATCTGGCCGGTGCTGCGGAGGCTGGACATTGTCGGCGGCGGGATCATGCCGTCCTTGTTGCGCTGCGGCCTCGTCATCTGGCTGAGGGCCACGATCGTCACACCGCACTGGAGGCCGAAGAGCTTGAGCGCGCGGCTGTTCGCGCTGACCCGCTGGAAATCCTCCTGTTCCCAGCGGCTTTTTCCGCTGGCCGGGATGAGCTGGACATAGTCGATGTAGATCACGTCGTAGTGGTGCGCCATCGTGTAGAGGCGGATGTCCGTGACCGTCATGCCGGCAGCCTCAATGATGTCGAGGTTGCGCCCCGTGAAATCTGTGGAAATGTAGGCCAGTTCGTCCCACTCGTTTTCGCCGAGTTTGTTGAGTTGGATGGTTGGCAGGCCGATCTGAGCGGCGGCGCAGACCATCGCGTCTGCCAGCTTCCCACAGTTTGTTTCATAGCTGAAGAACCCGACCTTTTTGGTTTTTGCCTGCTCTCTGGCCGTGTGCAGTGCAAGCGTGGTCTTGCCGTCCGATGGATAGCCGCCGATGTAGATGAGGTCTCCCGGCTCCGTCCGGAGGTATTTGTTGAGCTTGGCAAACTTCCACGGGAGAAAGTCCGGCTTGACGGATGGATCGTGGCGCCGGTAGAAATCTTCCAGCGCCTGCGCCATATTCATGGCTCGGATGCCAGGCTTGTCGACCATGATGCGGTTGACCTGATCCAGCGCCGTGCGGATCTCGTCTTCGTCCTCCGCGTCGAGCATTGCTCCGGCTGCGTCCTTGAGCAGCTGCAAGCGGGCCTCGCTCCGCAGAATACGGCAATACTCGCGGACATTGGCGGCGGTCGGCGTGACCGTGATGATCTGGCCGATCAGGTCGGTGTAGGCTTTTCCGGCCCGGTCGAGCACCGTCACGGCATCGATCGGACGTCCCTCGCCAGCCAGCGCACGGATCGCATTGAAGATCGTCCGATACTGGCCGACCGTGAAATAGTCCTCTTTGATCGTCTCCATCACGACGGGGACGCAGCGCGAATCGATGATCATCGAGCCGAGGACGGAGGTCTGTGCGCTGATCAGCGCATCTTGTTTGCTGGCCATCACACGAACTCCACGCCGCTGAGATCCACACGCCCGGCATTGTCGGCTGGTGCGGCCTGTCTGCTCTGCGGCAGCTCGTCATCCTTCAGCGGGAACAGACTCAGCCATTGCCGCTCGGTCGCCTTATCCAGCAGGGCAACCATGTAGTCCGGGTCTCCGGCTGACAGCTTGACGAGCTTGTTCCAAAGCATGGCAGCAGCCTGCATGGACTTGACTGGCTTTTTGATCTCAACGCGCATCTGCAAAAACCGCTGCATGGCATCCACCAGCGGCTGACCGTTCAGCTCGCATTTGTACAGAAGCGCGGACGCAACGGCGTCAGCCGATTGCGGCTTTTCTTTTTCCTTTTTCTTTTTATTCTCTTTTTTATATCCATCCTTATATATAGACGGGGAAGTTTGTCCCCCTACCCGGGGAAGTTTATCCCCGTACGTACCGGGACATTCGTCCCCGTACCCATCCTGCGAGGGCGTGATGGACGGCTCTGCCAGCACTGGCGAGATGTAGCGGATCTTTCCGCCGACCTTGCGGTTCGGCTCGATGCGGACGCGGATGTGTCCGGCCTCGGCCAGCGCCGACACCCATCGTTTGACCACGTCCTCGGAGCAGTGCATCGCCTCGGCAAGCTGCGCATTGCTCGGCCAGCAATAACCCTCGCGCCGCATCAGCGACGACAGTACCCCATAGAGGATCTTCGCATTGGCCGGGATGGACATATCATCCAGCACCGTGGCCGGGATGACCGACCAGAAGGCGCGAAAATCTTTGCTCAAAATCGATTCACCCCCTTGCAAAACAAACATTCTGATGATATACTGAAGATGCTTTCAAGTGTCTCGTTCACGGGATACGCAGTCGCTCGGTTGTTCGCAGCAGCCGGGCGGCTCTTTTTTTCTGCCCTTTTCATTCCGAATCCTCCGCATAGCGCAGCGTGTAGGCCGCCGCGATGATGTCGTTCAGCTCGTTCACGATCTGGTCATAGGCCGGCCGCTCGGCGGTGTCGATCACGCCGTCCTCGGCGATGCGCAGCAGCTCCTTGTCGCGGTTCCGGTCGGCAAAGCCGATGATGCGGTTGACCAGCTGGATCACGGCCAGCGGAAGCGGCTGACGCTTCATGTCCGGCAGCACGTTCAGGCTGTCCGAGGTCTGCAAAAGGTGCTTGTACGCGAACCAGGTATCGCCGCAGGCATTGACCATCAGGCAGACATGATAGTTGTCCGGGATACGGTGATTACCTTCCCAGGCCTTGACCGTCTCGACCGACACGCGCAGCACTTCTGCCCACTGCTCCTGCGTCTTATGTGCCTTTTTTCGACACCCCGCGCAGATATTGATGTATGCTTCCTGCATGGATTTCTCACTCCTTTGGTGGGATAATATCAGTGGTGGAGATCATGTGCCCTCCAAAAACCGGATGAACGGCAGGCGCGGAATCTTCACGCGGCTCCCGACACAGCAGACCGGGAAGCCGAGCAGCTCCGGCCGCTGGCGCGCCGCCAGTCTGATCCACTGCGGATCGCAGCCGAGGCAGGTCGCCGCAATGGCCGGGGTGATCGTCATGCAATTCATTTGCTTCAGGTCTTCCAATGACATATCGTTCGCTCCTTTCTCAAAATGCGCCGAGCTTTTTCAGCTCAATGATCCACCCAAGCAGCGCAAGCGCCAGCAAAACCAGCTTGATCGCCACGCCGACATGGTATTGACGTTCCTCTTTCTCTCGCTCGTTCATGTTCTTCTCCTTCTTGATGTTTTCCACCACTCGTGTTACCGTTAGGTGCAGGAGGTGAAAAACAATGACTTTTCCAGACTTTGCAGAATTTCAAGCGCATCTCAGGGCAACTGAACCAGACCTGAAAAAACTTGCATCAATTAAGCATCTGTATCAGATCGACCAAATGTCACCTGAGAACGTTTCGGCGTTTGCGTCCTCGATTGCGGAGGACACACTCCATGCCGCAAATGTTATGGCGCTGGGGTATCTGGCGTCCTATCATCAGTGGCTCGCCGATTATTTCGAGCAACAACCTGAATGATTTCGTCGAGGTCAACCGAACTGGCGGAGATGTTCACCCTGCAAGGCCCGCGCTGCGCGTTCAGCCGCTCCGTCAGTTCGGCGACCTGCCGCTCTAGGCTCATGACCTTGCGCCGCAATCTTGCGTCCGTCATCCGCCCGCCTCCTTTCCGCCGTTGTAAAGATCGTCGATGGTGCAGTTCAGCGCCTCGGCCAGCGCCGGGAGCTGCGAGGCGCGCGGCATCTTTTCGCCGGACTCCCATGCTGAAATTGCAGACTGCACGATGCCAAGTTTGCCTGCAAGCTCTGCTTGCGATAAACCAAGGGCAATTCTCCGAGATTTTAAGCCTTTCGTTGTGCTCACCTCCTGCTGAATATCTCTATTTGAGATACTAGCACAGCATTAAAATTTTGTCAATCTCTTTTTGAGATTTTTTCAAAAAAATATTTTACATTTTTATCTCCGCGAGTGATAATACAAACAGGTGATGCCGATGAGACTGAAAGAATTACGCGCCGAGGCAGGGTTGTCGCAAAAGGAATTTGCCAACGCAATCGGTGCGGCGCAGAATACTGTGTCACAATGGGAAACCGGGACACGACGGCTGGACGACCAAACAATTTGCAAAATTGCACTATTCTTTGGATGCTCCGCTGACTATTTGCTCGGCTTATCTGATTCAAAAAAAATCACCTCGCTGAAAGAACTCAGCGAGGCAAAGAACAATATGTATTCTTTGATCGACAACCTACCTGACGAACAAGTCAGTCGTCTTTTCGAAATAGCAAAAGCTGCACTTGCGCTGTAAACCATTCAAACTGTTCAGGGGCCATTTGCAAGATCATCTCTTTCAATTCGGCTCTGACTTCTTCCATGGTGCAGCCATCCTTTCGTAATTTGTTTTGCTCGGAGATGGATTTATTATAGCGCAAGGTTTGAGACTTTGCACACAATAGTTTTCAACTGGAGGAGAAACGGATGAGCGCAAAAGATAATAGCAATGGGAAAAACGTGTATCTGTATGTAATACTAATCATTTTGGGCCTTTTCATGCTTGTGTGTCATGTGTATCTGCTCGGTATCGTCCTTCCGCTGATTGGCGTTGTGCGGACTGCCAAATACTGCAAAGCCGTGTCGGCTCGAAAACTGTATCAAATACCGTTGTTTTTGGTTGTGGCAGTGCTTGCCGCAGTTCCAATCGGTGGCAGTATAATTGGGACAATACGGTTAAACGCAAAAACGAATGAGCCAGATACAGCGATGACTACGCCGACCATACAGGGCGAATATCAGCAGCAGCCACAGACCGTGCAAAATGATATGCAGATTCCAGTAGATATACCAAAGCCGCGAATCCTTGAAGGTTATGGAGACGATGTACTATCCATCGTTACCCCTGATTATCCGTTTGCATTTTACATTACAGGGAATAGTGATGCGAAACACTTTTCAGTGACTACATACAATTCAGCGGGGGAATATGGAGAGTTGCTGGTCAACACCACAGAATCGTATAGCGGGTTTACAATAGACCCGAGCTACGATGTAGCGTCGATAGAGGTAAAAGCCAGCGGAGCATGGAAAATCGAACTGCGATCTATTTACGATACAGGCAGCATCAGTGCAGACACCAACTATTCCGGTTATGGAGACGCTGTTCTCTTGATCAAAAGTCATGGGACAACAGCACATATCTCCGGCAATGCTGGCGAGCATCACTTCGCGGTGTGGACGTATGGCGTTGGTGGCGATTTGCTGGTTAATACAACCGAGGTTTACAACGGAACCGTCTCGATTTCTGGGGCACCAACACTTTTGGTAGTTAAAGCTGTTGGTGAGTGGACAATACAGTTGTGATGGGATCACCCCGTCGTCGATCATCCCATCGGCGGCGGGGATTTTGACCGCTGCAAGCGAGTGGGAGCTGCTTGCAAATATTAGGTTATCAGAATGTCTATGGGTTTGTCGAGCCGTGACCATGGGTTTTAAGACGCACAATCGTGGGTAAAATCGGAAAAGAAGGGGAAACATTGGAAAAGCAACTATGGGAAGTCTGCCGCGACAAAAAAGATGCCATGACACCGCGCATCACAAATCAGCAGATCGCCGAGGATACGGGACTATCCGTGAATACTGTCAGCCAGTATTTGCGAGGTGAGACGAAAAATGCACCGCTCGCGACCTTCGGGCCAATCTGCCGGATGCTCGGTGTGTCCGTGGATGAATATCTCGGGATTGCTCGCTCAACGGAAATAGAAACGCACCTGTCAGACAAATTGGACGCGGCCGAAAACTTGAACAGCATTTATGTAAAATCAATCCAGAAGAAAGACGCGCTGATCATGGTCCTGCTCCTGATCGTGCTGGCTGCAATGGCTGCCCTGATTATCGACATCGCAAGTCCGACCATTGGCTGGATCAGAGACACGGCCTCGGACTGCAAGGCGACGCAGCAGTTGACGAGGGCACTGCTATGATCTGCCGCAAATGCAAGCAGGCCGTTCCGGACGGCCCATTCTGCGCCCAGTGCGGCGCGAAGCAGGAGACCGCGGCCATGCGCGGCGGGATACGCTCTCGCGGCAATGGACAGGGCACCGCCTACAAGCGCGGCGCCACATGGACAGCCAAGTGGAGCACAGGCTCCTATCTGGATGAGGACGGAAAACTGCGGCGGACCGTAAAGACGAAGGGCGGCTTCAAGACCAAACGGGCCGCCCTCGCTTATGCGTCAGACCCACCGAAGCCAACGCCGGCCGCACCCACGCTGCGGGAATACTGGGTGACTTACAAGGCAGGCAAATACAAAAAACTGTCCCGCGACAAACAGGCCGCCATGCGAAAAGCCTATGAGCGCCTGTCCTCCCTGGCAGATATTGAGATGGACAACCTGACCATCCATCAGATCCAGGAAGTCGTTGACCGCGAGGCCAGCACATACTATACGCGGAAGGACATGAAGACGCTGCTCTCGCATTGCTTTAATCTGGCTCTGGCTGAGAAAGCTGTGACGGTCAACCTCTCAAAATACATCACGCTCCCGGAGCTGATCGAGACCCAGCCGGAGCCGTTTACAGACGACGAGGTCAAAAAACTATGGGAGGCGTATCTCACAAATCACTTTGTCGGCTATATCCTCACCATGATCTACACAGGCATGATGCCCGGGGAGCTGCGCGGGCTCAAAAAAGCCTGCATCGACTTTGAACGCAACGAGATCGTCAAAAGCGGCATCAAAACAAAAAAGCGCAAAGAGACACCCATGGTATTTCCGGACTTTCTCGCGCCGGTCATCCGGCAGCTCTGCGAGGAGAATAAATCTCGCGTCGGGAATTTTTGTCCTATGATGGAGCAGACATTTTACACGCGCTATTATGAGGCCCTTGAGCAAGCGGGGGTGCGGCGGCTTGTCCCGTATTCCTGCCGCCACACGACGGCCACGGCGCTGGCACTGCAAAATATCGCACCGTCCGTGATTCAGGAGATCATGCGGCACAGCAAGTATACCACGACGCAGCGCTATATCCACCCGGATATGTCCAGCATGGCCGCTGCCGTGAATCAAATGCCCGGCGCACCAAGTACAGGGAAAAATGATGTTGCACATAATGTTACACACGGGGCAAGTGTTGATGCCTCAGAGCACGATTAGGCGCCACTTTTGCTCCATTTTGTACAGAGCCGCATTTCAAACTATAAAAGCAAAAAAGTACCCAGAAACAACGTTTTTACGCTGTTTCTGGGTACTTTGGCGCGGAAGGAGAGATTCGAACTCTCGCAGGCTTTTTACACCTCTACTCCCTTAGCAGGGGTGTAATTTATAATTGAAAGTCAGTATATTTTTGAGTTTTGTTGCGCAATATGTTGCGCATAAACCAAAATATTATAATGCGAAATGTCATTTTTCTCTCAGCACAATCCCATGATAATACCCGGCTATCTTCTCCTCCGCTCCTCCGGCGTCCTTATCCATGAGGAACGCTTTGGCGAGGTCGGCATAGAATTCCGGCCGGTCTAGGCCGTACTTGGCAGCTACGCCGTAATAGTCCGAGTACATCATGTTCATTGCCGCCCACCAGGTGTAAGGCTTCACATTGACGCCTGTGATATTGGCCACGGCGTCCGTCTGCTCCATTGTCCAGTGCGCGCCGGTCGTGCCGTCCTCATTTTCCATCTTTGCAGTCCAGCGCTTGGCGTCAGTTGCCGAGAATTCCTTGGAAGTTTCGTGTCCGTCGATCTCTCGCAGCTTGCAGCACAGCTCAGCAAGCGCCGTTGCCTGTGCCACTGTGTTCATGTTTACCGGGCAGTGCTCCATCTCGTGGAGCGCGTCATGGAGCTTCTGCCGATAGCTTTGCAGTCCCATTGTCCGCCTCCTACGCCGTCGGCGACGTGCCGTTGATGCTGTCCAGATCGTTGTTCGGCGTGCAGCACGGCTTCCCCAGCAGGCGGAACACACCGTCTGTTGGCGTGGTCTCCACCACAGCGGAATACCGTGTCCGTGTCCGCAGGCCGCAGGCCGTCAGCTGCTTGCAGTTGCAGCGCGTCAGCGGATATTGCACGGTTCCAGTGCCGATAGTCACGACGACCGGCGCCCCGATGATGGCCGTTGTCGGGATATTCTGTGCGATCACGATGCAGTATTTCTCGCCGTTGTTATAGCTTCCCGCCGGGAGGTTGACCGTCAGTACACCGCTCGCGTATGTCACAGCGGTGGAAATCACAAGATGCGGGCAGAGTTTGCAGATCGGTTTACAAGCCATAATCATTTCTCCTTTTCATAGTCCAAGAGGGCGGTTTCCCGCCCTCCGATTTCTCACGGTCAAGCCGGAATCACATGCAGCCGCAGCCGCTGTTGCCGTTGCAGAACGGAGACGGCCCCGCGTTGTAGGAGTAGCCGGTCGGATACCGCACAACGCCGTTGAGCTGTTCCTTGATATAGAGCTGGTTGTTTGCCTGCTCCAGCTGCGAGATGCGCTCTTCCAGACGGCCTTTTTCGAGGGCTGCGAACTTGGCGTCAATGTTCGCGTTCACGCCGTCGATGGCTCGCTGCGTTGTGCAGCAGCACTCCGCAAGCTGACGCTGGATGTCATTGCCGGTCTGCATCACGGTCATGTTGGTGCCGTTCTGCGCAAGGGCGACCTCCTTGCCGAGCTGGCCGATGTTGCCCTGTACATCATAGCCGAGGTTACAAATGCCGTTGCCGATGTTCGTGAGCCGGTCGTTGATCTGCCCGAACTGCTGCCCGAACAGGATCTCTTGCTGGCTGGCTGCCGTGGCGTACTGGCCGAAGTCGCTCTGGCGGTTCATGCCCCAGCCGCCGCCCATGAAGACGAACAGGAACAGGATGATGATCCACCACGCGCCGCCACCCCAGCCGTCACCATCAGAGCCAGTAACGGCCTTGATGTCGGCAGGACTCATGTTTTCCATCATTGTCATATCTCCCTTCGTAATTTTTTATCATAAACCGTTGCGCACCCGGCTTATTTCAGAAATTGAGCAAACGCCTGTGCCTGCTGCTGGAGCTGCTCGAATTGCTGCTGGCTCATCCGTCCGCTCTGCAAAAGCTCCTGCACCCGTTGCTTCGCGCCCTCCGGCGTGATGGAGCGGCGGAATTTGTTGAACTCTTGCAGCATTGCAAGCGGGTTACTCGGCATTTGCGGGCTCTGGCTTCCGCTTGGACTTTGGGTCAGCATCTTGTTTAGTAACGGATTCACGGATCAACGCCTCCAATCTGTTCAATCGTTCTTCAAGCTCGTTCGCATCCAGCGGTTTAGGCCGTTGCAGCGGGCGAAGCTCATACGCCGCCACGCTGGGGAATCCGCCGCCGTCCGTTGTTTTCATGTAGACCACTGGCTGTTCCTGATCGAGCAGCAGGATCGAGCTGTTCGGCCCCATGCGGAACGCATCCGCGCCGCCCCAGCCATTTACCTGAGTGATGCTCATGCGCTGCGCGCTCATCTGGCCGAAATCATACATCATATCACCTCCGCTTTCTGATTCCAGTATGACAGTTTTCCGGATTCCTTGGGACGCATGAGTGACGCATTTGTGTAGCATTTCTGACGCATCGGCGCATAAGTTCGATGCTACATATTAAATTCTCGGAAATTTGCGAAAATCTATTGCAAATTCTCGCAGTCGCGCTATAATTTAGGCAAAGAAAGAACGGAGGTAAGGATATGATTTTGGTTGACCACGATCTTTCAAAACTGATTGCTGATTCAGGAATCATTCAAGAAGACACGTTCTCTCCTGACTGCATTACAAACATCGGGTACGATCTTCGCACAAAGGCTTTTTATGATGACGATGGGGAACACACGTCAAAGCCCCTCGCTCCTGGTGAATCCGTAATGGTTTCAACAGAAGAAATTATCAATATGCCCGTCGATATGGCGGCTATCGTGCATGACCGTAATAGTCGCATCCGTCAAGGATTGTCTGTCTCTGCTCCAATTTATCAACCAGGGCATAAGACACGGGTGTTTTTCCGGCTTACTAATATTTCCGAGAATGAGATCCGCCTAAATGTAGAAGACAGCTATGCCATGATCGTTTTTGAAAAACTATCTGGCTCAGCAGACAAACCTTACAGTGGGAAGTTTAAGGATGAAATCGGCGGTTACACAGGTCTAAGCGGATACAAAAAGGCTTATGAAAAACAAATCAATCAGCTTGATAAAAAGGCAGGCGATGTAAAAGAAATCGAAAAATCTATTTATGCAAACGTTCTGGCGATTCTTGCTGTCTTTGTTGCAATCTTCAGCTTGATTTCTACCAACGTAAAGCTTCTTGAAGATGAATCCACTTTGCGAAGTTTCATCGGCTATAACCTCATAACCGTTGGTGGAATCAGTTTCCTCCTGACATTGCTTCGCACCACAATTTTGAATGACCTTTCCAGAAAGAAACCAGTCAAAGGATTCTTTGTTTGGTTACCTACAATCGTCGTGTTTATTGCGGCACTTCTCGTTTTTCTGCTCGTAAAATAGGAAAAGCCCCCGACAGGATCACTCCTGCCGGGGGCTTTTGTACCGTCACAATATCTTGTATCTGTTACTCGTTTATCATTTGCAGCTTTGCTGCCGTGTGCCGCGCTCGTGCGTAGATCTGCGGCAGTCTGCGGGTGATCGTGCTCCGCGCCATGTCCAGCTCCACCGCTATGTCAATCTGCGGTGTCTTATTCATGATATAACGCCGGACGATCTCCGCATCCTGCTCACTGTAACCTGCCTGTGCTATGATCTGCTCCCACTCGCCTTGCAGCAGGCCGGTCAAGTCTTCCGGAATCCGCACCCTCGCGCTGATCGTCACCACCTCCAATCCGGGTGGCGCGGCACACGGGGCTTTACTGCTTATGATTCAGGATCGGGACATTGCCCTTGTTCGACACTTCAAGATCCAGCGCCTTTGCGATGTCGCGAATTTTAATGTAATTCGTGCCGTCCTTCAAAATGCGTTCGACCTCGATCTCCTTGCCGTCGACGATCATCTTTGCTTTCGTGACCACTTCGTCCACCTCCTCCAAGAGCTTCTTAAAGTCCGCCCACTTCGTTTCGTCAATCAGCGGCAGCGGACACAGTTTCATCGAAATGTCATAGTGCCGGATCGCGGCCTGCACGTTCGGAAGCTGCTTCAGCAGCATTTGATACAGACGCGCAGCGTTGCGCATCGTCGCCTCCGGGATGTAGTACTTGCCGGAAGCGTCCGTATGGCTCACCATCTCGATACTGACGGTGTTGTAGTTGCCGTACACCTTGCCGAATTTGCCGCTCCTGCCGTCGCCCACGGCCCATGCGACCACGTCCAGCGGCACACACTGATAAACGGTATCGCCCTCGTCTACCACGAAATGTGCCGAAGCAGTGCGTCCCTCGGAGCCGTTTGCAAAATACCGGGCATTGCCGAGCGCCGTCGCGTGCAGGCCAGTGTTTGCAGTGTAGTGGAACACGATGGCCCGGATGGCCGAGAGCGGACGTCTGCCGCCCACTCTCGTTGCCCGGATGGTATCGTTAATTTTCAGTGCCATTGTCGTCACCCTTCGCATCCATCGCGTCCTGTGCCTTCTGCGACTGCGTGCCGAAATAGAACGTGATTACCATCAGGAAGATCGTCAAGAAGTCTTTCCCTGTGATATCACCCCGCAGCGCCAGCACCGTAAACACCACCGTCAGCAGCAGCGTCACCAGCGACTTCGCGCTCAGCAGATTCGAAAGCCGTTTCATAATTTTGTCCATGTTATGTACTCCCTTCATTATGCTTTTTCCGTCCCTTTGTTCCAAACTTTCATGGCGCCGGATTTTGTGTATTTTGCCTCATGGTTTTTCGCGGCAATGTAGCCACAATGTGCGCATTGGTACACCAAGAGATTTTTATCGTCTCCGACTTGTTTCAGCACTGGGAAATACCCACATAACGGGCAGGCGTTCAGTTCTCTCATACGTAACTCCTTTTACGCTTCCACGATGTTGATACCGTACTGCTCCGCGCAGATATGCTCAATCTTGCAACCGCGGGCGTTCTTCCAACCGGGGGCAAAGTACGCAACGTCAGCCGTAGACAGCAGTTTCAGTGATTCGCCAAGATACCACAGTGGCCTTGCATCAGCCGGAGCGTTTTCAAAGAAGCTATCAATCACTTCGATTTCATTGCCCGTCAGTTCCTTTGCGCAGATGATCGCTTCTTCACGCTCTTTCCGAATTTCCTCGTTGGTCTTGCCCTTCATAGGCTGAGAGATAAACAGTTTTTTCATAAGTAACTCCTTTCAATCCTTTAGCACGATCTCCAAAAACCGTGCCTTTTCCTCTGCCGTATACGTTTCCGGTAAACTCTTGATGTACTTTATTGCGTATTTGCTGCGGTTCTCGTTCTTGGCTTTCCAGAGGTAAAACATCCCAATCGCCGTCGCAAATCCGATGACTGCCAGCGTGACCTCCACGCTCAGCACGCCGAGCACATTCAGGATAATGCAAACGACGCTCGCCGCCGCGCTGCCAATCAGCAGCTTCTTCGAAGTCTCCATCACACGATCCCCGCATGAGCCAGCGCGAAGCCGACCAGCGCCCCCACAATGGCCGTGAGGGCCGCCTTGACCAGCGCCTCCCATTTGCTTCCCGGCACGGCCTTTAATTCCTTGACGTCCGTCTTGATCTCCTGCACGGTGCTCTCAATGGTATCCTGCTTCGTGGCGAGGACTTCGACCGACGTCGCCAGCGCGTGCAGCGCCCGGTTGTCCTCCTCTAAGTCGTTGATGCGGTGCGTGTTGCTCTTGCTGCGGGCCTCGATTTCGGCGATCTTTGCCTGAATTCCATCGTCCATCTCTTACTTCCTTTCCCGGTATTTTTATGTCTGTTCCTGCCAACCAGCCGGATATGCTGTGGGTGAATACACGTTCGCGTCAATCAGGCTAATATAATGCTTGCCCTCAAACGTCACCTTGTCGCCCTTCTTGTAGGCGTCGTGCGCCCCGGTCGGCTGTACGAATTCAGGCCATTCGTCCAGTGAAACGGTCACAAACAGCGCCGGTGTCTTATCCGGCGGCCAATCTGCCTGGGAGGTATGCGCCTGCACCACGCGATACAGCACATTCTTATATTGCAACCGCTCATCGACCGCATAAGAATGGCCTATCACCCACTGGGGAAACAGCTCTACTGCTTGCAGCGCATCTTCATCAGCTAGGCTCACAGATGCTTTTTCAATATAGGGCCGTAGTGCTCTGGCCCTTTCTGTATAGGTCATCATCATTCTGCCTCCCCAAGTAAAATTTTCGCCGCTGTCTCTGCATCCGTGAGTGGCAATGCCGCACCCATTTCCTCATAGCTGCCCTCCGGCTCTGTGCCCTTCAACAGCTTGCCCGCCAGCCGGAACACCGTGTCAGAAAGTGCCTGATACTCCTTACCGTCCTCGTCGGTCAGCGTCACGGCCATCTTCGCACAAAAGCCCTCGGCCTCGGCCTCCTTGCACGGTACATAGCAGCCGTTGCTATGCAGCCGGATGAGCATAATGCTGTCCGCATACCCGGCAAACGCACCCTCTTTTTTTACTGCATACATGGCATCACCCCGAATTTCTCAAAATAGATCTGTTTCAACCGTTCCGTGCTGGCTGTTCTCAACCGGTTCTTCCAATAGCCGTTCTCCTGTCCCGGCCAGTTCTCATCGGTGAAATCCTCACCGCATCCGTGCTTTGTATACCAGCTGTAGAGCTTTTCCAACATATCCTGCCGGTATTTGCCCTCATCAGTCAGTGGTCGAAAATGATTCCAGCCGTTTTCACTCGTCACGCAGCAGATCGGCTTTCCGTCCAGATAGAGGAATTTTTCACGCTCCTGCAAAATCGTGCCGAACGGAATATTGATCTCCCCGGAAATGCTTTTTCCTTTGAACCGTTTGTATGTGATGTAGTCCATAATGCCTCCCTATACACAAAAACCTGGGGCAAAACCTTCCGAGTAGCCTGCGAATTGAGTATCAACCGTCCCATCAACCTTCACACTTACGAAATAGGCTTGGTACGCGGAAGAGCGCAACCACACAATGACGGCTGTGCTTGTCGCACCGTGATTGTACTTGATTTTGCTGTTGCCCGCGCTGTAATATGCGTATTGAGCTTGTTTGTTTTTCTCATCCACGTTACTGTATTTTTTTGCCCCGAATACTTCATATTCAGACAGGAGGAAAAAGTAATCTGTCGTTGCCGTTACCGCAGTCTCGGCGTAGCTATTACCTATGTTATTCGTGTACTTCGTGACGGATTTCAGAACGGCGCGGAGTGCTGCCGGGATGACAGCAAGAATCGTGCCGGAATAGCTTGTCAGGCTTGTACCGCAAATCGCAGTACGCATTTGCGAGCTTTCCCACCCGCCATTGTTCGTGTTGCTGGTGTTCATTCTGAATCCGCCGCCCATGTTATTATAGGCGTAGTCACAGAGGGCAACATCCGTACCACCGGACAGTGCGGTTTTGCCCAGCTGGAAGTGAATGCGGTTTTGGCCTTCAAGCTCGGCATTGTGATTAAACCCCAGAATGAATGCGTAGATCGTATAGTTTGACAGCGTCAACGTGCCAACTGTGCCGTTCAGCGTGACCGCCTTTCGGTCGCCGATACTCCAATAGTTCGCGCCCTCACCCTTGTCGGATATTTTTTTGATGGTCGCCCAGTCGTTATCATTCAGCACAGCCGAAACAAAAGAGAGCGTAACCGCGTAACGATCCGTAAAAGTGACGCTTTTCGTACCGGACGTTTGCCCATTGTGCGTCGCCTTGACGCTCCATGTACCGGCCTCCGGAACAACAAGTGTACACGTTCCGTTGACGGATGTACCGCTCACGGCCTTGCTTCCTTTCGTGGCGGTAACAGTTGCACCAGATGTCACAGACACGACGATCTTCAATTCCGTGCCGGTCTGAATGGCCTGAATCGCTGTCACAAATCCGTCCGGGTAGACCAGTGGGTCAGATGTGCCGCCCTTCTCCCGGATAGCTGCGGCAACCTTTGTCAGGTCAGTTGTATTTGTCAAATATTCAGCCATCAGAAGCTACCTCCATTCGCGTTTGCAATCTCCGCAGCCGCCCATGCACCAGACACAACACGCAGGAACTTTCCATTGTCCGAAGCAGTGACCGCGGGCAGCTCCTTCGCGCTCCATGCGGCCTTGTTGTTCTGGACGTCAGACACCGCCTGATCGATCTCTGCGCCGGTGTGCGCGCTATTGTATTGGTCTGCCATAAAATCACTCCTTCATGCAGAGAAATTCCTTGCCGTCTGCCGTCAGCATGGTCTTTGTCGTGCCAGACGGCACAAAACCATAGTTATCATTCCAGCTTCCGTCCGCCCCCTGTGCGTAGAGGGAGATTCTATATTCTCCGTCACCACTCAGGAGAAAATCGTCGTAGACCTCAAAGGTTCGCTCCGTCCCCGCAGGGGTCTGGGAAAAGGACGCAATGAGCGCCCCTTTCCCTCGCCCCCAGTCCTCGCCGGTCTTCGTCGCGCGGCACTCGAATGCCTGATATGCGATGTCCGATGAGAATTTGACGGTGATGGAATCGAAACCCGAGACTGCCGAGATTTTATTCCCCGTGATGGTGAACGTCAGTCCCGGCGCGGCCATTATGCCACGCTCCAAGTCCCGGCGGCGTTCTTGACAAAGACCTTGATGATCTTCGTACCGTCGCCGGAGGATGCCGTCGCAAGGTCAGCGCCCTTGATGGTGACATCAATCGCCGTGGCCTTCTTGTAGCCGCCAGCCGTGCCGCTGGTGTTGCTGGAACCGCCAGTGGTCGGGATCTGCGTACCGGCGTCGTGGAGACTGCTGGTGCTCGGCACGACACGCACCGTGTATTCCTCGAAGTCCACGTCGCAGGTGAAGGAGAACGCGCAGGTGTCGAAGCCGGAGACTTTGGAGATTCTGGTCTTGTCGGGGCCAGTGATCGTGACCACCGGAACCGCAGTGTTGACCGTGATAGACGCTGTGACCGCAGCCGTTTCGTTGCCGACGTCATCCCGCACCTTGATATGTACGGTTTTCAGTCCATCGCCTTCCGTCAGGATGATGGACTTGCTGGCCGCGAAGGTCTCCCACGATGCGTCCGCTTCCGTTGCAGCCGCCTTGATGCCCCAGAGCTTCATCTGGTAGCCGGTCTTGGTTTCATCCGTCAGCGTGATCGTTGCGGCTACGGTGTTGCTTGTTGCATACGTCGCGCCGCCGTTGAGCTTCAGCGTCAGCCCAGACGGTGCAAGCGTATCAAGAATTAGATTGAAAAAACTTGCCATAGGTTATGCCCCTTTCTTTTCGTTCAGTTCGATGTATAAATATCCGCCCTGGCGGGTATAGATGGGTTCTTCGCCGATGCAGGCATTCTTGATGCCCATCTCACCGACAAACAACTCCTTTAGCTGTTCTTCTCCGACTGTGATCATTCCGTCACCCCCGAATCAGATACAGTGTCTTTGCATCCTTGACGGCCAGTGCGTCATATTCTGCCCGGTCGAGGACTACAATGGTGTTGATCTGCGCAGATGAGACGTTGCCGGAGCCGCCGCCAAGACCAGCCTTGACATTTTCAATGGAAAAGGCGATCTCCGGCCTCTCGCTGATGTTGAATGGAATCGCCATCACAGCACCACCTTACTGATCGCGTCTGTAACGCGGATGCCCCCGAGAGGAACGCCGACCACAACAGGCTCCGCGCCGAGAAACTTCACCCGGATCTGCACCGACTGCATCGCCGATTTGAAGTTCAGCGTCTCTTCCTGTGTCAGCGGAAAGTAAAACTTCCCGTCGTTCGCCGTGACCTCACCGGGGTAGATTTTTCGCAGCTTCCCAACGATGAACTCGATCATCTCAATCTTGGATAGGTCGAGCGGCGCGCCGTTCTGCGTCCCAGTAAATACAATGGCGTACTGGTCGCCTTGCATGATTTTTAGGCTCATAGCTACCTCCTTACTTTGGCTTGCCGACCTTGCACAGCACCACATAGCTGCCGCTGACGCGGGCAATCAGGACGCGATTGCCCGCAGCGAAGGTGACGTCCGGATTGCAGCGGTAGTGCTTGGCCGTTGCCTTGGTCTGGCCGGGGAAGATCAGCGAGACGCCGTCCGTGTACTTCGCGCCGATCGTCGCCAGCGAGAGCAGCGGCGATTCCTGCGGACTCTCCAGCGTGGCCGTAAACAGATCCATCATGCGATCACCGTCCTTTTTGCTGTGTGCTGCATCATCTGGCCGGAGGCCATGGTCAGCGACCAGCCGGTCTCCTCGTAGATCCCGGCCAGTTCCGGGTCGTCGATGGAGATGATGTCCCCGACGCCGTGCCCCGGCTCGTTGAGTGTCTGAAATGTGATGGTTCGCGCGGCCAGCATGGACTCGTTCCGGGCGCGGTCTGCGGCGGCCTGAAGCTCATCTTGGCTCGCAATGTTGTCCACACGCTGCACATCCACGATGCGCATTTTGCGCTTGAACGTGGATGTGCTGGACGTCGGAGACTCGTTGACCGCCGTGGCCACCATGTCGGCATCGAGATCCGGATTGCTGCAGATTCGGACAAAGACGTTCGGCGCGTTGAAAATGTCCGTCTCGTCGTTGTGATCCGGCCCGATCGGCTGCGCGTGGACGACATCGGTATCGGAATAGGCATGATCGATGCGGTCGGCGCTGGGCTGTTCATACGGCTCCAAATGCGCGATGCCGCTGCCGTCGAACCACACATCGCTGTAATTGATCTCGGCCAGCAGCTGATTGATAATAGCGAGGTAGGTCGTGCCGATCTCCCAATCCTCGCGGTCTGTCTGGAGCGTGGCTATGGACGGAGCCGCAATGACCAGCCCGATCCCGGCCTCCGTGAGCATCTGGCGGATCTTTGTAATGTAGGACGTACCGGCGGCGATGTGCAGGATGTTCTCCGTACGCTGGTTTTGCAGCCGCCAGCAGCGGTCGTATGCCTCGATCTGGACGACCGTGTTGTAGCGGTCGGTCGCGCGGCTCGGAGTGGCCGTCTGGAAGACGCCCAGCGGCGTCTCCACGCCGTTCAGCCGCATGACGGGCTGCAGCTCGTCTGACAGCAGATCGACCGTGTCGGGGACGTAGAACCGCCCGGAGAAGCTGCCTTTGATCTCGGCGTCCTTGTTGACCATGATATTGGGATTGTCGCCGCTGCGCCAATGGAGCCGGGCAAACTCGGCTCCGTTGCGCAGAACGTTGACGTGATAGGAAACGTCACGAATCAAGGTCGATCTCCTCCTTTCGGTCGATCTGCTCGATGGTGAAAGAATAGGTGCTGAAGAAATCATCGGAGCTTTCCGAGATGCTGGCCGGGTAGCCGATGCTCATGCTGCCCTCCGGCGTCTTGCAGCAGGTCATGTGTCCGAGCAGTGCCCGGAGAGACTGCCGCTCCGCGTCATCCGCGCAGACGCAGGTGATCCGCAGCGCGCGGGACTTAAATTCGCTCCGCTCGGCGACCGGGTAGGTGTGCCCGGAGAGCTGGACATATTGGATATCCTGGGACAGGCTTAGCCCCGTGCTGCGGTGTGCCGAAGAATCATAGAGGAAATGCAGCCACTCGCCGCGCTCCATGTCGTAGAGTCGGACTTTGTCTGTGCTGACTGTGACATCCACGGCTTCGGACAGGCTGTAATTGTCGCTGTTGTCGTAGCAGCCGCGCACCTGATAGCGCACAACACCGATGCTGGCTGCGTCGGTGTAGCCCGGTTCCGTGACCTTCGCAATGGCTACGCCATCCCGGTAGACCAGATAGTAGTCAAAGCTGCCCGGTGTCCAGCTGAGTGCCGCCTCGATGCCGCCCTCGGCGGTCAGCGTGATCGCGCCGCCCGGTACGTTTGTGACCGGGAGCGCCGCCGTGCCCCACGGCGACCAGAAGCCGTATTCGTTCTGCACACGGACGCGCACCGTGTAGCTGCCATCTTCCAGATAAAACGGTGCCGTCCACGTCTTCCCGGTTCCGAATCGCGTGCCGGAGGTGTAGACACCGTCGATCTCCACCTGATAGGCTTGCTGCCCCTCTACCTGCCAGCTGATCGCAGGTCGCGGCGAGGTTGTTCCGATTACGACGACCGGAGCATCCGGCGCGCCGACTGCGACGAACTGCGCAGCTGCGCTCCACTCGCTCGCGACGCCATCCGAGTTATATGTCCGGACGCGCCAGTATTTTGTACCGCTGCTGATCGTGTTCGCGGGGACGGTGTATGTGTCGGAAGTCCCTGTGACCGTAGCCAGCGCTGACCATGTGCTGTTGTCCGGGGAGATTTGCAGCTCCGCTTTTGTCTGCGCCGTGCCGGTCGAAATGACGTGCTGCCACTTGAATACATTGCTGGCACTGGCGTCGATGACGATACCGCTCGGGGCCACGGTCTCGGCTGTTCCAGCCTGCTCAAGCGTGGAGATCGTCATCCAGTCCGAGGTAGCGGAAACGCCCTCGGCGGTTGCGGCTGTCACCTGCCACTGGATGGTGTTCGTGGTAAATGTGCCGGCTGGGATTGTGACGGACGACGCTGTTCCACAGGAGATCTCCGTTGCCGCAGCTCCGGCAGCCGTGCGCCAGCGGAATGTCGCAGTTTTCTGTGCCAGATTCACATCGCTTGTTGTGCTATGCTCTGACATCTTCTGTGAGAGCTTCCAGGAGAAGGTAGCGGGCAGCGCTTTCGGGACTGTGCCGCCTGCAGGGCTTGGATTCCGGATGACAGCATCGTAAACAGTTCGAGAAAACCAGTCAGAGGTAGCGGTTGCTCCGTTGTTGCCAGTTACGACAACGCGCCACTGGATTTCCCCAGCGGGGAATGTTCCAGCTTGGACAGAGAGTTCATATCGGTTGGACGAGTCCGCAGCGCCGCAAGAGATCGTGTGAACCGTGCCGGAGCTGCCAACGCGCCACTGGAATTGAGCGGATGCCTGTTTGACTGGGAGATAGGTTGCTGTGGTTGCTGGCTTTGCGTACCACGCAAATTTGTTAACAATGCCGCGGCCAGCGGCAGAATTGTTGATGTATGAAACGCTTTCGATTGAGATACCGACGTCGGCAGCATCAAAGTCAATCAAAAGATATGGCTTGTATGAGCTGAGTGTGGTGTAAAGCGCAACGAGACTAAATGTGACCGACATGCCATATTTAAGCAAATTCCGGATGTTGCTAAGCACAAGGGAGCCGTCCGCGGCGGTGCCATAAACCCAGCCCGGCAACGCATGGGACGATGCAGTCGCACGGCTGACAGTATAGCTCGACGTTGGCGTGCTGTTTGAGTAGGTGATTTTTTCTGGGTCGGCAGCCGCTGTAAAGTCGGAAAAGTAGATGGTGGCCGAACCGCCTACGGAGCTAAGCCAGCTGGCGTAGACGTATGGGATAACGCTGTTGATTTTTTTGTACTGATAAGCTGCGGGGAGTGCTGGAAACGTCATTGCCAGATTGTCGCCCGCGCCATACTGCACAGTTGGTGCCTGGAAGTTTGAGTCCGGGGTGCTATAACCGTAGCCGCCCGATTTGTTGGCGGTCAATGTGTAGGTGCTCACGTTGCTGTCCCTCCCATCCGAACCACTCTGCGGCGCTCCTGCACAATGCGGAGAATGTCCTCAAACTCCCGCACCGTATGGGCGTCGATCGTGATGTTGTAAGTATCGCCGCCGGACTGGCGCGTTTCCTGCGCGGTCAGGATGCGTGTGCCCTGCGGCAAGATCGCGGTCTCCGCGCCGTGCTCGCTCAGCAGCGTCCGCCCGCCGGGAAACCAGTCTGTGCCGCTGGCGTTCCTGCGCCACGACCCGGCATTTTTCCACGCCTCAAAGGTCCCTTGCGCCGTCCCAGCGGAAACCTCACTGTTGTACATCGACCGCAGCTCCGCGTCCGTGTAGGTGCCCTCGGTGATCCAGCCCGCAGACTGCGAATAGCGGTAGCCGTTATAGGCACCGCTGGCACGCTGCATATTGCTGAGCTGTCCGGAGCTGGCGTTCAGGCCGAGCGCAGTTCTGATCTTATCGCCGTTGAACGTAAACAGGCCGACAATAACGTTGGCTGTGTCTGCAATCAGGGCAACCGTTTCTGCGATCGGTTTCAATGCTGCGGTCAAAGCCGGAAGAACAGCGGAGATCAGCGAACCGAGCGGCTCCAGCAGGGCAACGGACGATTCGAGGATACTGCCGAAGGCATCGACCGCGCCGGACTCGACCAGCGCTTTACCGACCTTCTGGATCAGCTCTCGGATGTCCTCCAGCGCCTTGGTCAGATACGGAGCAAACTCCGCAGCCATCTGGTTCTTGACAGATTCCTGTGTTTTTTGCAACCGCTGGAACCCGTCGTCGACAGCGCCGAGTGCTTCTAACGCTTCGTTGTCGAGAACATAGCCAACGTCATGCGCTTCCTTCGCATAATCTTTCAGGGTCTCGCTGCCCTGGATGATCAGCGGGTTGAGATCCTGCGCAGACCGCCCAAAGATGTCCATGGAGAGCGCGTCACGTTCCGTCGCGTTCTGCACCTCGCCGAGCGCATCAATCGTGTCGTAAAAGACGTCGTTTGCGCTGCGCATACTACCATCGACATCATTTGTCAGAGAAATACCTAGTTGCTCAAAAGCGGATTTTGCATCCCCGGTTCCGTTGATGGCATTTTGCATATTGTTGGTCAGCTTGGTCAGCGAGCCTTGCAGCGTGTCCATGGACACGTCCATAAGCTCCGTTGCGTAGGAAAACTCCTGCAGCTGTTCTGCGGACTGGCCCGTCGTCTGCGACATCGTAAGAATGTTGTCAACATAGGCGGCAGATTCCTTCGTCATGGAAATTAGGGCCTTTTCGGTCTTGACCACCGCAGCGACCACAAGGCCAAGGCCGGTCACAGCCAAAGCCGCACCTGCATGGATGCCGTTGAGAGATTCCACGGCCTTCTGTGCGCCCTCCGGAAGCTGGATGCCGAACTTCCCGGCCACATCCGTCAGCGCGTCGCCAAGGCCGCGCATGACCTCGTCGTTGCCGGAGAACTCCTCCTTGAGATTGGCGAACAGACCCTTGAGGCCGCCGCCCTGCTCCTTGGTGTCGGACAGTGCCTTTTTCAGCTTGCCAAAGGCGGTCGTCGTGCCGTCTGCCTCTCTCTGTGCTTTTTGGAGAGCGCCCTCGTTGTCCTTCAATGCACGCTCCATCTTGACCAATTCGGCCTGTGCGTTGTTGAGCTGCGTTTTCCAGCGATTGGTGCGCTCATCGGCTTCGCCGTAGGCGGAGGCCGATGACTGGAGCGCCTTTTCGATCTGCTCGATTTTTTCCTTCTGCGTCAGGATCGTGCGGTCGAGAATATCATTTTTCTTTGTCAGCGCTTCGACGCTGTCCGCGTTATCCCGAAACTGCTCGGACGCGAGATTTAGCTCGGATTTCAGAACGTTCAGTCCGCTCTTGATCTCGGCCAGCGCAGCCTTGTATTCCCGCTCGCCGTCCAGTTTGATTTTTGAGTTGATACTCGGGGCAGCCATCAACCGCCACCTCCCATCAGATATGCCGACAACGACAAGCGGGCGGGCTTCTCCGTCTCCGCAGGAGACTCAGAAACGACACGCCGGCCCGGTGCGCCCATGAGCTTGAAAAACTCACGGTAAAGCGCTACGCACCGCGCCGGCGTCATTGTCCGCCAGAAAACGGCCTCGTCGTTATGAAGGACATTGATCCAGATATTCAGATACCAAGCGAAGTTCAGGCCGTCGCTGCCGCTTCCTTGGTCTCCACGTTTTTTGTTTCTTCTTCGGTCGACTCCGCCTCGTCATCGTCCGGAGCCATGACCGCTGCGAACAGCAGACCGAACACATCGCCCTGGATGCGGCGGAACTCCTTCCAGCTCACCGCGCGGCCGATCTCGCGATCCGTGACGGAGAGATCCAGCCCGGCAGCGTTTGCGGCCTCGTTGACCAGCGCCGCGAGCAGCCGCGTGAAATTCCGGAAGGAACGCTTCTCATCAAGCATCTCATCCAGTTCGCCGGCCGCCTGAAGATCTGCCAGCACGTTGAAATTGCAGCAGAGCTGGAGCTTTTGGCCGCCGTATTCAAACGGCAGCGTTTTCAAACGGAGATCCATGGCTTAGCCTCCCTCGGTGACGACAGTCGGATCCGTCGTGAAGCAGGCGTCGAGCCAGGCGATGGCTTCGGCCTCGGTGTCAAACGATTTCCACTCCATCAAGTGGCCTGCGTCATCGACTAGGGCTTCGCCGGAGGTCGTCGGCGTCTGGAAGTTGATCTGCTCGCCCATGGTCTGGAGCGTCTTGCTGGGCGGGCCGAACAGCGTCTTGTGGACGAAGATGGCCGTGAACTTCTCCACGCCGTCGATCATATCCGGCGCATAGAATCCGCTGCCGACGTACTGACCGGTCGAGGTCTTGCCGTAGGCCATGCTCTTCACGGTCTTGGGCGAGCCGGAACCGACCGAACGGCTCAGCTCATACGCTTTGAAAAGCAGCTTCTGCGTCTCGTCCGGGATGTACTTCACGCCCTGGCTGACCGTCAGGCCCGTGACCTTCTTCATGTACTCGGCCAGCGCGGACTCGGCATAGAGACGCCCCTCCGCGAACTTGAGTTCGAGGTTGGCCGTCATTGCGTCGCCCATGGACATCGGCGTGTCATAACTGATTTTCTTCTGCGTTTTGTCGTAATTGTATTTCGCGACCTTCATGCCGCGAAGATCAAATTCAGGCATGTCATTCTCCTTTCAGAATGTCGGCAGCGACGTCGGACATCTTGTCGTTGGCCTGCTGCCAGGTGTTGTGTACCGCGGTCGACCAGTAATAGTCTGCCGGAATCTTGCCGCCGGTTCGCCGGCCGTAGTTCAGCACAAAGCCTTTCGTGCCGTACCGCTGCCCGCGGCTGTCCTTCCCGTGGATCGTAACGAACATATACGGGACGCCGTTTTTGTCCTTCCGGACGACACGAGCCTTTGTGATATGCCGCAGCGTCTCGCCAGTACGCCGCTGTCGGCCGGGGTTGTTATGTCCGGACTCCACGAAGGCGGATTTTACAGAGGTCAGCATGACCTCGGAACCGGCTGTCAGCATCCGCTTCACGTTCTCGTCGGTAAACAGATCGGCCTTATTCAGCTGCCGGATGGCCTCTTCGATGCCGTCGGTCTCCATCTGCGCCATCAGATCACCTCACATGGAATGTCCGTGTAGTAGGTGGCTGTCTCGACGTCGTAGGAGTGCTCCGGCATCTGCATCGCGATATGCGCATCCGCCAAAGCCTTTGAGACTTCGGCGGGGAGCGTATCATCTTCGGTTTGCGTTGCCACGGTCACGACGGCCTGATAGATCGTGGCGAAGGGGCGGCCGTTGGCGTAGGCGTAGCGCTCGCCGGTCGGCGTCCAGACCAGATAGCGGAGCAGCTGCGCACCATCGTCCGTTGTCTCTGGGGCCTGTACCTTGTAGATCGCATCCGGCAGGACGGTCTTGAGCGCGTTTTCAATTTTGGAATAGCTCATATTTCCCCTCCGGTTCCGCAAGGCTTAACGTGTTGATGTCTAGGCCGTCGGCGTCCTGTTCGCGCTGCGCCTGGTCAATGCGATAGACGTGGCCGTCCTCCAGTGTGCAGTATTGGTCAGCCTCGATCGGCGCGTCGAATACGCTGCGCGGCATGGACACCATGCGCACGAGCTTCTGCCCGGCCTGCTTCCCGGCGTAAAACCGGGAGGCGTACACCGTGCGCTCGCAGTAAAAGTGCTGGCTGACGGCCTTGAGCTTGCGCACGGCAGGAGACCGACCAGGGAGGAGCGTGTAGATCGTCAAAATCTTGTCGTAGATCATCCGCCGTCCCTCATTTTCTCGTGGCACAGCCGATCCTTGATCATGATGTCAAGATTCCGGGGGAGTGCCGCCCGCTCGGTGTTGCCGCGGGCACGATACATCCACGCGGCCACGGAGCCGACCAGCATGTCATCCTCGTCGCTGTCATCCGCCAGCGTGATGCCGCGCCGGCGGACAAAGGATTCGGCTGTGGTCAGCAGACCGCGCATATAAAGATCCTGTTGATCAGCGCACGACAAAATGCCAAGATCAACCTTCATGTAAGTCAGACGCAGGTCTGCTGACATTCCACAGCCCCCTCTCTTACGCCTTGGCGGTCACGCTGCCGGAGCCAACGGCCACGGCCTTGCCGTCCGCGTTGACCTCAACGACGGTGACGGTCGCGCCGGTCGTGGCGCTCTTGATGGTCTTATTTGCGGGCAGCTCTGTCCAGCTATTATCGACGGTCTCGCCGTTCGCTACAGGCACGGCCTGACCGCCGACCTGATACTTCAGCGTGCCGGAGCCGTTGCCAGCCACCGTCACGGTGCTGTCGCCGGACGCGCCGCTACCGGCCGCCGTCGTCACGATCAGAGTGCCGATCGCAGTGTTGGCAAGGTCCTTGCCAAAAGTCGTAGTCGTGGCCGGGGTTGCGTTACCGTAGTTTACAACCACAAACGCTTCGCCGATGGCAGGCTTGCCGTCGCGGCGCTGGAGACCCTTAAAACAGGTCTGGTTCTGAAGCCACCGCACATTTGTATTGGATTCGATCAGCGTGCCCTCGCGCTCGACCGAGCGATAAAGGCTCATAAAGCCGCCTGCGATCTCGTTGTCCGGCATGACTTCCCATTCAACAATCTCACCACCGACGACAGGCATGGTGTTGTTGACTCCTGCAACCATGGCCGCAGCGGAGTTGTAGGCCAGCGCACGGGACATCAGATCAAGATGGGTTTTGCGGTTCATTGTCCAGACGACCGTTCCGTTGGAGTAGTCCGGCTTGGCCAAAGCCAGCGCCAAGACCAGCGGCTGGAAGAACTCGACGCCGGTCTTGGCGGAGAGGTCGAGCTTCAGAATGTGGCTGGTATGCAAGTCGGTAAAATCGCCTTGCTGCGCGCCCCACCATGCGGGCTTCGCGGTTGCGGCCAGACGGGTCAGGATGCCAACGGGCATCTTTTCGCCGGTGCCGAACCAGATGGACTTATCGATCGCTTTTGCGAGCGAGGATGCGAGTGCCTGAAGGATAGTCGATGCAAGCTGCAGGTCACTGTCATCCATCAGCAGGGAGTTCGGGACAGCCATATAGCCGCCGACCATGTAGCCGTCCATCGTCAGCTGCCAGAAGTCAATGTCGAGCTCGTTGAGCGCGTCGGTCATTTCGGTCCAGATGGCCTCCGGTGCAACACCGGCAACGTTCTGGCGCGTGGTGCCGCGGAAGCTCGTGGTAAAGCAGTAGCGCAGGAACTTGGATTCCTGATAGGTCAGATCGCGCAGGATCGGCAGGAAACCATCAGGGATGCCAAGTTCGCCGCCGTTTACGCTGCGCTGCTGACTGCGCGCCTCGCGGACGCGCTGCAGGAATTCTTTGACGGCGGGCTGCGCCAGCAGCGCGTCGCGCTCCTGATAGGTGAGGCCGAACCAGCGGCGCTCCGGGTTGTTGATAGGCATGGAATGATTACTCCTTTCGGTGTTGGTGGTTCCGGTCGGCTCTGCCGCCGGGGGATCAGATGCGGGCGGCGTCTGCGCTTCTTCCAGACTGCGGATTTCTTCGTTGATCTCGTTGATCCGTTCCTGCACACGGGTGATGTCCGCGGCGTTCGCGCTGCGCTCCTGCTCAAAAGCATTCACAGCGGCCTCAACGACGCTGCGCTCCTCATCGGTCTGCGCCTCGGCGATGTCATGTTCCAGTTCCGCTTCGCGGGCCGCAAAGCCGTCTCGCGTGGTTTCGAGCGTCTGAAGCTCAGTCTGCAGCGGTGCAAGACGGCTCCGCAGCAGCAAAACTTTTAATGCCATTTACTGTGTACCTCCCAGTTTCTTTTTCATGTTGCTGCGCCAGGCCTCGGCGCGGCGTTTTTCAATTTCGGCCAGATCCTGCTTGCGGGCGCTGACGGACGTTTCCGTGTAGGCCGGAAACGTACAGACAGACACCTCGTAGAGAGGATCGACCTCTTCGATTTCCCAGCGGCATTTTCCGTCGCCGAGATCCACAAAGGTTTCGCGTTTGATGTCAAATCCAAACGAGCACTGGTCAACGTCACCCCGCTGGACGCGGGCGTAGAGGTTCATGGCGTCAACGTCGTCCCGATTGATTCTGATGCTGCCCCAGAGGCCCCGCTCATCCTGCCGCAGCGTCAGCGTTCCGGCCTTCGTCCGGCCGAGCACAAGACTGGAATCGTGGTTGATGAGCGCCCGGACATCTCCGGAGACGGAATTGGTAAAAGCACCCGGCTTTACGATCTCGCTCGCGCCTTCCCAAAGCGGGTATTCGCTGTTGAAGACGGAGAAATAACCTTCGATGAACAAATCATCGTTGGCCGAGCGCGTCTGGAACTGCTGGGCTACGCAGCGCACCTGCCGCTGCTGGCGTTCATTCGGCATTGCCGTCGCCTCCTTCTAGTTTTTTCTGGTTGCCGATCATACCGCGAGGGATGTAGTTTTCGAGGATGACCAGCTCGTTCAGGCCCTTGCGCGGGCTGAGGCCGAGCCAATCGCGGGCCTCGTTGCCGTCCATCAGGCCGCGGATGTACTGATCGTCGGCCACGCTGGCCAGCTCCTGCAGCGTGTAGCTGTAAAGCCGGCGTGTTGACATCTGGAAATACATCTCCTCGGAGATCAGCAGCTTCCGCGTCAGCTCCTGGCAGATGATGTTGGAGATTGTGACCGCCGTGGTGCGGATCATGTGGTTGTGCTCCGCATCGGAATAACTGCCGACGCCGACCATGTACGGCGTCACACCGACCAAGGAAGCAACCTCGCGTTTGTCCAGTTCCACGCTGTCCTTGATGGCGAGATCCGTCAAGCTCAGGGGCTTGACCTGCTGCACCTCCATCAGCTCTGCCGGGATCACCCACGGCTCGCCTGCGGAGCTGCCGGACATATACTGATCGACCAGCCGCTTGCGTCCCGCCTCATCGGCAAATTCATCGGCCAGCGCATCCACCTTGACGATCACGCTCGGCTTCCACTTGTCGGACATAAAGCCCTTTTTCGTGGCGGCCGCCTGCCGGAGATTCGCGGTCACATCCCGGAGACTGATCCGCAGGCCGATTCCCTGCCAGGGCTGTGCCGGGTCGGGCCAGCGTTTGAAATGGAGTACGCTGTCGGCCGCATAGCGCCGTCCCTGCCACATGACATAGTAGGTCAGGCCGTTATCGTCGCTCAGCGCATACGCGCCTGGCATCGGCTCCAGCTCGCTCAGGAGGCCACGCTCCGTGTGCGGCAGGAGGAAGGCACTTCCGGTCGAGGTCGTCAGCATCGTCCAGACGATCCAGGAGATCAGATCCTTGCGCGTCCCGTGCCGCCACGGGGAAATGTCCATGAAGCGCGCCAGCTGATTGCGAACGCGGACGTCGCCGTCATCGGTGTTCCGCATGAGCTGTATCGTAGCGTTCGAGATGATATCAGCGAGGCCGCCGATGGCGGCAAGCACATCCGGGCTGTCAATTAACCGGGTATAACCGGGAACGGCCAACGTATCAGCGTCGATTGCGCCGATCATCCATTTTTGCAGCGCCGGGTCCGTCCCTCTGCGCTGCGGCTTCACTCTCAATCTGCATCACCGTCCTTGTCTTTCTTGTCATACCAGCCTGCCGCCTTATTGCTGGCGGTCAGATCTTCGAGATAAGCGCAAACCGCAAACACCGAGGCATCAAAAAGGTCGATGCGTAGGTTTGGCTCGATTTTTTGATACATGACCATGTCGTCGGCTTTCTCGATGCCGGCGACATTCTGCACGCAGTACTCATAGGGTTCGGCGTGCATGTAGTAGAGCGTTCCTTTCTTGGCGCTGGCCTCCAGGTAGCGGAAACCTTCGGATTTCCGTGTGAACAGCTGCGGCTGATCCTTGATGGGGAAGCGTTCCTTCTGCATCTCGACGAAGTATTCGCGGCAGAATTTTCGGTCGTGTCCGATGCGGCGTATCTTAAACCCATCGGCGCGCAGTTTTTTGTACCATTGCACCACATCGTGGTGATTTGTGACCTTGTCGTTGGTCATGTCCAGCCAGCCGTCCTCCTGCCAGCCGAACAGCGGGATTTGGTCCTGCTGCGCCTTGACGATGGCGGCCGGCCGCGGGAACCATGCGTGCGGAATGATGATGTCTACGCCTTTGTAGTGGCCGAAGAGACATCCGGCAGTCAGGTCATGCAGTTTCGAGAGGTCCGTGCCGCCATACCAGCGGATGGGCAGCTTCGCAAGCTGCCGATAGCTCCAACTGTATCGTTCGTCGCTCTTGCGGAACTCTTGAATGTCAAACCATGCCTTGATCGCGTTCGTTGTGACGTTCAGTGACTTATTGAGAAACTCCGGCCGGAGCGCCGGGTTTTCAGCGGCCATAGCCGCGTCGTTGATCATGTCCTGCGGACGGATGGAGTAGCCCCAGCCAGGCGAGGCTGCTTTCAGCACAGCTGGATCATGCAGGTCAACGTCGCCGTTTTCCATCGTCGGCGCGGAGCAGAGGAAGCAGAAGATGCTGTCCGCTGCGTTACCTGTAACGGTCCCACGCAGGATCTTCCGGCAATAGTCCAAGTGGCCGAGCAAAAAGCCGCGGGCATTGGGGCCGTTGGAGGAGATGATGATGACCAATTTGTTGGTGTACGCCTTGGTTGCGTCCTTCAGGATCTGATATTGCTGCGGGCTTTTGTAGGTGTGGGCCTCGTCAGCGATGACGATGTTGCAGTTAAAGGAATCCTGCTTGTCAGGGTTCGCGGCAAGGGCGTTGATCGAGATCATGCCGTCGCCGATGTCTCCGGAAATAGACCGCTCCATGTTGTTGTCGATGATGCGCAGCCCCTGGTTTGGATCGTCTCGGACTGTTACGCCGAGGCGGTTGAAGTTGTATTTGAGAAAGTCAAAACCTTCAAGCGCCTGTTTCAAAGCGCCTCCAACCTCATAGACTTTAGAGCCGGAGGCACGCTCATACATGGCTAGAGCTCCGGCCAGAGAGGCCGCGAAGGTAGTCTTGACGTTTTTGCGGGGGATAAAGTCCACAGCTTCCTTGAAGCGCCGGATCTTTGTATCCGGCAGATAAAAACCCATCAGGTTGTAGACAATAAACTTGTGATAGGGGAGAAGAAGGAAGGGAGTACCGCGCAGCGGCGTTGCATCGAGGAATTCGCCTTGCTGGTGGCAGAACATCTGCTCGATGATTGCGATGATGTCGTTGGCCGGATCCGCGCGGAAATCCCACTTGCCGGAACCAAGATCCGCGACATACCGTTTGCAGGACAGGACAACGTCTTCGCACAGCCCGGACTCCCCAGAGAGCACCGACTCGACAAAGGCGTCGACGTCGCGCTGATACTGTGCGCCCTGCTGAACGGCGTGGTCGTGTGCCGCCGCGAGCAGCTGCTCGATCTTGCTGTTTCCGGCCGCGGCCGGCTGGAGCTTCGACCTGGCCTTATTCAGGCCCGTCGGTGTCAGGCCGAGCTGATTGCGGAGCGACTGCACCGTCGCGCGCAGATCTTCGACCGCCGTCCAGTATGGGCTTTTGGCCGTGTACTCTGCACCGGTCTTGTTGATCATGGTGCAGATCCGTTGTCCGCCCTGCTTCTTCCACTCTTTCTCTGCGCGGGAGAGTTCGCGTTCCGTCTTGGCCAGCTGCTTGATCGTCGGCTCGAATATCTCGTTGTAGGTTCCGACCAGTTCCATGTCCTTTCGGATCATGTCCTCTCTGGCCAAGTGCTCACCTCCCACATGCCGGAGACTCTGCCAGGCCCGGCGGCTCCGGGCCCAGTTAGGAGGATCTGAGAAGGCAATGGCGGCGTTCCCAATGTCGCTGCTGCCTGGCACAGTCTCCGGCGTTTCGCGCAGGCGCGTCGTTTGCGCCCGCACCGCATGATTCTTTTTTCGCGCGCACCCGCGCGCCTCGGGCCTCCTCGCTTACCCCCTCCGCCCGTTTTCCCGCCGTCGGAAAAGGGGCCCACTCCGGTGCTTTGGTCAGAACGGCGGCGGCGCATCGGGAGGGGGGATCACTCGCCGCTGCCACGCGAGGCCGCGATCGGTCAGCTTGCCGGTCACGCGGTCGTGGAAGCTGTTGTGCGCTGCCTGACTCACAGCGATCAGATTCCAGCCGCACCATTGCCAGCCGGGGAAATCTTCCACCGGGTAGACGTGATGGGCAACGGTCGCCAGCTCGTTCCTGCCGAACCTTGCGGCCTCTCGGCATCGGTACTTGTCACGCCGGAGCACCGCGTCGCGCAGGTGCAGCCAGCGTTTGCTTTTGTAATCCATGGACAAACAAAAAGCGCCATGACCTCACGACGGAGATCATGGCGCTCATGCCATCCGGCTATCACCTCGGGTGCAAAACAAAAGCGCCAAACGATTCTCCGTTTTCACGGTCAAATCATTTGGCGCTGGCACTAACTCGATGGTTTTGGCTCTGGCTCATATTCACGATCGACTCTCGCTTGCACAGCTTGCAGTACAGCGGGAAGTCTGTCAGCACGGTCGTCGGCCGCACACGCTGCTGCGTCGGCCGCCCGCACAACGGGCAAATCAACTTCCCGTCTGCTGACACTAACAGTATATCACGCCGTTTCTCAGATTGCAAGTCCTTTTGTCGCTCCTTCCCAGTATTTATATATTGTTTCAAGTCAAAATATAGATATTAAGTTTGTAAAGCCGGGATTTCGAAATCGTAGGTCACAAAGGTTCCGTAACAGTTTTCGATACGTTCCGGGAACTTTCCACCTTCGAAGGCCGAAGCGCCTGGCGGCGGCGAGTAGTGCTCGCCCGGTGCAAGCTCGATGTCGTGCCGCTCCGGCTGTACCAGCCCGATACTTGGCGTCCACATCCGAGCGCCGACCCGGAGTTTGCCGGTTTTGCGCGGCTCCTTGGTCATGTACTGCGCGACGGCGCGATAGCCGCCGAACTCCTCAATGGTCTGCACATCGACAAAGCCCTTGCCCCACAGTTCACGGAATAGGGCGATGTCGTTGCCCGGCGCGCGCTTGGTCACGAAGTGGTGATGGATGCGATGATCTCCGTGCAGACCCTCCATGACGTACACATAATCAAACGGGAGGTCCTCCGCCCGGCGCGCCTGCCGCAGCCTGCGGAAGTAGGCCGGCTGATTCTTCCGAGCCGTCTCATAGTTCGGTGGAAGGAAGTCCTCGTCATAGGTCAGCGTCACGAACCAATCATCCAGTGCAAAGTTTGCATAAAGCAGAAACTCCAACCGCATGCAGGCGGTCTTGATGTTCACGGCCTCCCGTACAAGGCTTGTCTCAAATTGCCGCGACGCCCGCGTCCGCTTTTGCTGCGGAGCCGCGGCCAGCTCAATGGCTCGGAACCGCGTCCCGGCCTGAAGCTCTATCACTCGACTGATGTTATCATCCCTTTCTTTGTGTGCCAGCCCGGAAATCCGGGCTGGCTATATCATCCGGCTGATCCTCCCCGCCACGGCAATGGCATCCCGCGCGGGCAAAAGTCCAAATCATTTATAATTCGTCCGGATTGATACCAAATGCTTTAAGCACTGTGTCAGGAATGCCCGGTCGATTGCAAAGGATCTGCCGATACAGCAGCGGCGGCAATGCGAGGTAGAGACATTCGTAGTTTGTGAGATTGTGCACTTTGTGCGCAACGCGCATAGCTTGGTTTGCTTCGTTCCGGGTAGCCCCGCAGGCCATCAGCAATTTACAGCAGCGCTTCCGTGTCATCTTCACAGTCCTCCATTTCTTCCGATTGCAGCGCGTCCAGCACCGCTTTCGAGCGGCGATACAGGCTCCGCGCCTTGAGCCAGACAACAACGCCCAGCGCGATCCACTCGATCAGCGCCAGCAGATTCAAAACATCAAGGATCATTTTCATTCCCTCCATCCATGCGCGCCCCGCATCTGGGGCAGTAGTTGCCATCACGAACATGGTACGCCATTGCATACGCCTCGAGGCCGCAGCGGGAGCACTTCACAACATCGAACTGCTCAGAAGAACGATCGTACCGACTATGCACCCACTTCCCATGCACCACCGGCGCAACGTCGGCGGCGGGAGCGTTTCTTATCTCTCTTAGTGCAGCTGAATACGCATAATGCTCACCAGATCCTTCCGTTGTGTGCTCCTCGTAATACTTCATACGAGCAACTAAACTGCTCCTATCAAGATATTCGTCTGTCATTTAAGAAGTCCCTCCTCATGTGGTATCTTCCGACATTTTCATTTCCTCAATTTCTTGCTTAATTTTCTCCCATTCTTGAGCATACCACTTGTCACTCCGTGCGCGCCGTTCTTCCGGCGTTTCCGCGAAAATGGCCACATTCTCCGGAATATAAAGGAGTTTCTTCGCGAATTTCTCCGCCGCAGCCTCCGGCGTTTCCGCATCTGACCGAAGAAACGCTATCAGCAGCAGCGTATCGAAAACAAGGCCCCAGTCAGCGGCGCTTTCATTCACCTTCGTTCCCCCCATCCATCTTCGCCCCGCATTTGCCGCAGTAATTGTGCCAGCGGGAGCAGAGAACAGCGCCGCACACCGGACAATGGTCATATGGAACTTTCGCATATACCATATTTTTGATATAAACGTTAGAACCGTCCGATGCAAATACCCCGCGCGCTTCGTGGTATTCGGTAATTGTCACCTCACGAATTTTTGTTATAGGCTTCCCACGCACCACCGGCGCAACGTCGGCGGCTGGCGCACGAATTATATCAGTCTTAATTCTGTTGAGCATTTCATTTTGCGCAGGGCTTCTGTTCGCGCCTCTTTGCCTTTGCACGGCGCGCAGCGCATCCTCGCGCCCGATATATTCGTCAGCCATTGTCTTTCCCTCCATCCATCCGCGCCCCGCAGTTCGGGCAGTAAGAAAAGCTGTTTGCTCCGCAGTCAAAGCCACATAAAGAGCATTTCACCAGCATCGAACCCGCGATCCCATTGTCACCCCACTTCCCATGCACAACCTTCGCAACGTCTGCAGCAGCCATATCCGCAAGCACCCGCTTTGCATCGGCAATCGTGGCGAATGGGTCAGTAACTTCCAGTGCTGTCAGCTTCGCAATCGCAATGCTTCTCAGGATATATTCGTCAGCCATTGCCATTCCCTCCATCCATCAGAGCGCCGCATCCGGGGCAATATTTCGGCAGGCGCTCCGGATCATCCGTCCCGTCGTCGATGCAGTAGTCGCACTCGGAGCAGTACCACACATCGAAAACCAGCTCGCCATCGGCATAGCCGTCGCCCTCTCCGATCCAGTGTCCATGCCGCACCGGCGCAACGTCAGCGGCGGGCAATCGCTCAATATAATCCGTCTGTACGGCTTCGATCTCTGCCCAGCCGCATTGAAACAGTTCGGCGCCATTTAGCGCATCGCTGCGCCTGATATATTCGTCAGCCATCGTCATCATCTCCATACTGTTTGTCGTATTCCTCTGGCGAAATAAACGTAACGTCCTCGCCTGTATAGCCGAGCTGATCAAGACACATCATTTCGAGCAATACATTCTTATCAATGCTACGTTCCAGTTCTTCGCGTGGAATCTCTGCCTCGGAATCGAATTTCATTTCTGCCCCAAACTCGCCTCTGACGCTGAAACACACACGATTTTCAAACATTCTTCTTGCCCTCCTCGGTCGGTTTTAGCCATTCACGAATTCGCATCCCGCATGAACAGCAAAGCTCGATTTCTCCCGTTGGATCGCGATATGCGCCCCTTACGTTTACATACGTTGCCGAACTTGTAGGGTTTATTTCGGCTCCGCATCGGTCGCAGATTCTTTTTACCATCATTTTCCCTCCATTTCCGCCAGCGCCTTTTCAGCTTCTTCGCGCGTCATGAATACGGTTTTGCCAAAGTCACGCATAGGCACATCGCATTCTGTTGTGCGGATCATTTGTGTTCCACCATCGTTGTCTCCCCCGCGCACGCCTGAAGGATGCCCGATGAAAAACGTCCGTACTTTTGCGGAATACAGTCTCCGAATACTTCCGGTTATCCACAAAATATCGCCCACCTTACACGGCAGCACGACGCACCGCCCGTCCTTGTCGGCCACGGCCAGCTCCCGCAGGCGGCTAGGTTCCACTCCCAGCGCCTGCGCTGCCAGATTTATCATCGCGTCCTCCGTAAACGGAGCCTTGATTTCCTCCGGCGTCAGGCCCGTGTCCTCGTAGGCTTTCAGCCGCTCGCGCAGTTCCGCATACGACCATGCAGCAGTATAGAGCAGCGCAATCAAACCACTTGGTTCTTCGTACCCATCAAACAAATACTCAGCCATTGCAAAACTGATTTCTTCCGCCGATTCTGGCAAAAGCATATCCGGGCAAAGCGTCCTTGCGGTCTTGCGTATGAAATCAGTCACCGAAATATCTGCATAGTCCGGGGCATCTCCGCCTCCTCGAATGAAGGCATCACCGTCGCGGACGTAAAATAGATTCAGTGAGGCTTCAATGTTGTCAGTTGGGTTATCGGTTGTCAGTCGTTTCATCATCATTCCTCCATTTCCGCCAGCGCCCGCTCGGCCTTAATGCAGGTATAGTGGCGACTGAAATAATCCCAATTTGTCACGCAGTCGCTTCCCGCATCGTCCGGCGTTGCGTCCTCATAATCAAAGTAGATGTTGATGTTCATCCCAAATGGCTCTATGCTGACAATTACTGAAGTTATTCGCACCGCTCGACCGTCCTCATCTGTCCAGCGTTCCCCCACTTTGCACGGCAGCACCACCACGCGGCCCTCTTTGTCAGCCACGGCCAGTTCCCGCAGGCGGGCAATCGGCAGGCCCTCGAACTCCGTAATCTGTGCGACTGCCTTGCCCATGATTGCCGCTTCCAATGCCTCGATCTGCTCCGGTGTCCGTTTGGTGTCCTCATACCGTTTGAGCTGCTCCCAGACCTGCTTTTGGCTGCAACCATCCTTGTATGGGCACGTTGGATACCCGCACCGCGCAATCTCGCAGAAGTTTCCCTCAAAGGTCAGACGTTTCATCGTCATTCCTCCATCCCCTGCAAAGCATTTTCCGCTTCCTCTTTGGAAAGAAACACGCTCTTTCCAATGGCTTCCGCCGAAAATCTCCGTCGCCCTGTGATAAGCATCACGCCCTCCCGATCAATCCGTATGGCGTCAACCGTAAACGGTCGCGGCTTTTTGCTGCGCTCGTAAAGCATTGGAGACAGCCAGACCGTATCGCCCGGTCGAATGCGCATCATCGGGCTATCCGCATCCTCATAGCGTGCAAGGCGGTCGGCCATCATGTCGATGTCCTCCCATGTCACATCGTACAGAACGTGCCCATTGATCTTCATGCAGTCGTCATTCCAGCTTGTCAGTCGTTCCATCCTTATCCTCCTTAATCGGCGTGAGCCTCC